ACTATAGAGAAAGCCCAGAAAGACTATTACTACTTAAATTCTTAGAAAAACATGATTTATTAGATAAAGGATTTGTTTCTGCACATAACTATAATAATGACAAGATATTTAACAACTTAGATATTATGGCAGGATTCAATAAATCACTACTAAATATAATACCAGAAGGTAATTTTGATAGAAGAGGCTATCATTTTATTAGTGAGAAAAGCTATAGAAGTTTTTTATATAAAAAACCTTTTGTCTATCTAGGACAATACAGAAGTTTAAATTATATACAAAGTCTAGGATATAAAACTTTTTCACCTGTTATAGATGAATCATACGATGAAATAGAAAATGATAAACTTAGAGCAGCCACTGTCTGTAAAGAAATAAAAAGATTAATGGATAAACCTACAGAAGATTTTGTTAAAGATATGCTACAGTTACAAGATATATGTGAGCATAATTACAAATTATATCTAACTAATAAAACGGTATTTAAGAACAAGTTTTATAAAAAAATATACGGAACAAATAATGAATAATATATATAAAAACTTTGACAATAATACACTAAACTATGACCGTGATTGCTATCCTTGGGCCTTATGGGTGTTAGAAATAATACAAGAATTATATCCTTATGTAACCAGTCTTGAAAATATACATAATGAAGTATCTACCAGAGAACTTATACCTATAACAGATATGGTACAAAAAAGACTAAGTGCTCCTGAGTATTCTAAAGAGTTTGATGCTTTTGCAGAAACTTACATAGCACCTTTGCTAGAGGGTAAAAGATATTTAATTAAGAGACGCCCGACTCTTAATTTAGTAATACCTAATCAAGAAAGATTAGGTAGAAAACTACCATTTCATCAAGGTATATTTTATAAAAATGGTAGAGGACAAGGCACTATATGGATGCCTTTAACAAAAGCATATGATACTAACTCTATGTATGTAGTAACTACAAATAGTTCTAGAAGAATTACTAAAGCTCTGATAGAAAATAAGTGGGATCAGAAAATGTTTGAACGTGAATGTTTAGCAGTAGCTTATCCAGTAAATTTAGAGGTAGGACAGGCACACTTATTTCATCAAGAAATACTACATGGTAATGTGAATAATAAAACTGATATTACTAGAATGGCTATAGATTGGCATGTTTTAGTAGAAGGAGAAGAATTTGGAGGCAGACTCCCTGGTGGATTCTTTAGATTACCTAATGATACAGAGTATAAGGTAATAGATCATACAAATCATACCTGTGTAGGATACATAGGTAATAACACAAACTATGATAAAGACATTCCTCTTAATTTACAAAGAGATGCTTTACGTACATTTTGTAAAACTCGTAGTATACCTAATAATATGATGCAAGTTGAAAATGAATATCTACATTGGATGCCTATATTAGAAGAGTTGTTAGAATCAGAAATAGATGTTATAGTTATGAGTAGTATATACTCTTTACCTGATGAAATAGTTAGAAGAGATAAGTTGTTAAATTTAGCACTAGCAAATAAAATTACTATATGGTTTGTTAATGAAGAGTTTTGTTTAAATACAGAAGAAGAAAAAGAAAAAATTAATACATATTTAAATTTTGGACATAAGCATAAAGGGTGGTTACCGTGGGAAACATGATATTACAAGAAACTAGTATAGACTATGATTTATCTTTTATATATAATATTGAATGGTTTAACTATAAAGATCCTCTAAAAGATATTATGACTCACCAATTAAAAGAACTACATGCACCATATGGAGGTATGCCTTCTAGCTATACAGACGAAAATACCATCATATATCAAAAGTTCTTATCTAAGTCTGAAATAGATTATGAGATTTTAAGTCAACAAACAAATATAGATATACACACTGTATCAGTAATAAGACAAAGACCAGGAAACTGTATACCTTTACACATAGATAGATTCTATAAATTAAGACAAATTAAACCTAACGGAGAGCCTGTTAGAGCTAATATCTTTGTAGAAGATTGGGCAGATGGGCATATACTTCAGTTTGGGAACGAGATAAAATGGAATTGGAAAAAGAACACAGGATGGATATTTAATGAACATGTTCCTCATCTATCAGGCAATTGTGGTATGCAAGATAAATATACCTTACAACTATCAGGATTTTTTAAGTAATGGCAATTAGATATACAAATCTACCAGATAATAAAAGTAAACCTTTTGGTGGGGCTTACAGTGTACATGACAGAGAGCTAACATCCTATAGAGATGAAACTATAAGAATGTTTACTGTTAATAATAATTATACAGAAAAAAATGCAGAAATAATTAAACAAGAGTTTCTACAAACATATAAACAATGGATGTTTAGCCATTTTCCAAGAGTTAATGGAGTAGAGCAATATACTCATATGTGTTTTACTCAAGGTACTACAGAATCTTTTGCTCAGTTTTATATTAGATATAGAGATAATCATAGACTACGCATAGCAAAAGGTGAGTATTTCTATAATCAAATGATGAAGTCACTATGGTATAGCGATAACTTTGCTTGGTTAGATGATGAACCTATTAAAGAAGGCGATGTAGTATTACTAAGTGTACCTTTTGCTGATACAGGTGCAGTGCCTAGTAGTCTTGAAAAAATACTATGTGATTGTGATAGGCTAAAAGTGCCTGTTATGTTAGATTTAGCGTATCTTAACCTAGCAGTAGACATGTCATTTGATTTATCTCATCCTTGTATAGAATATGTGGTATCATCCCTGTCTAAAGTATTTCCTATAGAGAATCATAGAGTTGGTATACGTTTACAAAAAGAACCTTTTGAAGATCAAATATATGTGATAAATGAATATAACTATAATTACATTAATTTACTTAGTGCATATGTTGGCACAGCTATGATGAAAAAATTTCCTGCTGACTACGTATTTGAGAAATACCATCATAAACAACTAGCACTTTGTCAAAAACTTGATTTAGTACCTTCCTATTGTGTATATTTTGGTATAGACTATTCTGGACGGTTTAGAGAATATAATAGAGGCGGTAATGGAAACAGATTATGTTTCTCAAGAATCTGGGATGGAAGAATGACATATGACTTGTAATAATGACTGGGATCCTTTAGAGGAAATTATAGTAGGTACAGCTGATTACTGTAACATACCTATTCCTAATATTAGTACTTTAAAATGTCAATATCCAGAATTTGAAGAAGAGTATGTTAAATCAGTAGCAGGGTATTATCCTCAACAAATTATAGACGAACAAAATGAAGATTTAGAAGTACTTAGTAATACTCTAAAAGAACTGGGCGTAAAAGTACATAGACCAAATACACAGTATGCACAAGCAAATGTAGAATCACCTACATGGCATGGTAAAAACTGGCATTACTATTCTCCCAGAGATCTCACTCTCATTGTAGATGATAAAATTATAGAGACACCTTCTCCTATATGGAATAGACAATTTGAAACCTGGGGATATAGAGATATTTTTACTAATCTTTTTCATGAAGGCTATTCATGGTTAAAAGCTCCTATACCGTTATTATTTGATGATAATTATAAAGAAGATACTAACGGTGTTCCAGCATTAAATAATAAAGAAATTTTATTTGAAGCAGCTAACTGCGTAAGAGCAAATGAAAATATTTTATATCAAGTATCTAATACAGGCAACAGACTCGGCGGAGAATGGTTACAACGTATTTTAGGTGATAAGTATAAAGTACATATTACAGAAGGTATATATTCTTATGCACATTTAGACAGTACTATAGTACCAGTTAGAGAAGGACTAGTAGTGTATAACGCAACTAGAGTAACAGCAGACAATGAACCAGAAATGTTTAAATCTTGGGATAAAATCTGGATAAATGAATGTGTAGGAGAAGCAACAGCACCAGCTGGATTACCTTGGGGAGCTAGTGAGTGGATTGGTATGAACTTTCTTAGTGTAGATCCCAATCTTGCTATTGTAGATAAAAAACAAGTAGAATTACAAGTAAAACTAAATGCTGCTGGTATCCACACAATACCTTTAGAATTACGGCATGATAGACTCCTAGCTGGAGGATTTCATTGTGTAACTTTAGATTTAAAAAGAAAGAGAGCCTCATAATAGATGGCGTATAATAAAAGTAAAGCTAAAGGTTCAGCATATGAACAAAAAATAGCTAACTTATTAAGTAAAGAGTTTGATGTAGAGTTTAGAAGAGTCCCATTATCTGGAGCCATAGATTATCTAAAAGGAGATATATGGACACCTCATGATACTGCATGGTGGCCCTATTGTATTGAGTGTAAACATTATAAAGAGATTCAATGGAATAATCTATTAACTTCTAAGACTACTAATATATTTGGATTCTGGCAACAAGCAGTGCGTGAAGCAGAAGTAATGAAAAAGAAACCTCTATTACTATTTAGATGGGATAGATCTAAAGATTTTGCAGCATATGACGATGATACAGAAGTTGATGACTATGTAGAGATTTCATCTTTTGGACACAAGTTTAAAATATCTAGATTAGATGACTGGATTAAAGCAGTAAAGAAAGCTGATAAGTTACCTAAGTATAGGGAAGAGAAGTGACATAGCTATTGCTAACTTCTTTTATATTTGTTATATTTATTTATAAACACAGGAGATAAATATGACTAAATCATGGAATGATCTTGCAGATGTGCAAGAAACCGACTACTCAGACCACAACAATCTACTAATTATTGATGCAAATAATCTATCATATCGTTGGCTTCGCAGACCGAATCATGCATCTTTTGCAGATGACTTTATTCGTACTATAGAATCACTAGCAAAATCTTATGAAGCTAAACGTACTATTGTATGTTTTGACTTTGGTAAAAGTTATTATCGCATGGAAATGCTAGAAGACTATAAAGGTACTCGTACAAAATCTGATGATCCTGACGAAGTAAAACGTTTTGAAGAGTTCTTTGCAGTACTTAATTCTCTCCCAGATGAAATTCATGATGAGGTAGTAAAGTTTCGAGGTGTCGAAGCTGACGATACTCTTGCATGGATTACACAGAATCTATCACAGAACTACAATCATACTTGGGTTGTATCGTCAGATAAAGATTTACTTCAACTAATTAAAGAAGACGTATCAGTATTCAATATATTCGGACGTAAAGAGGTAACACTAGAGAGTCTACAAGAAGATCTAGAACTTACACCTGCACAGTTTATGATGTCTAGAATTATTGAAGGAGATAAAGGTGATAATATTATAGGTATTGAGGGTATTGGACCTAAACGCGCACAAGGACTAGCTAAAGAGTATAAAACTTTAGATAATCTATTGTCAGCTTTACCACTAAAAGGTCGTGCTAAATACATCCAGAATCTAAACGCAGGTAAAGAAAGATTGATTAGAAATGAAAATCTAATCAACCTAAAGTATTGTACCGAGGCTATTCTAGCAGGTAAAGAAGGAGAAGAAGCTCTTGATCGACTATCGAATCTGTGAGATTGATATAGAAAAAAGTACTACAGCTTTATACTTAGAGAAGACTTATAGTTGTGAGTGGGGTTTCGATCAAAACTCTACTATAGATCCTTTCTTTGTATTAAGAGCTTGTATAACAAAACCTGTGTCTTTTGCTGTAGGAAAGATGATTCCTATTCCTACAGGTATATATCCTCAAATAAAAAATCCTAATTTTGGTATAGATGTTAGATCATTTAGCGAATTAGTTTATGAACAAGGTATTGTATTAGCTGATGGAATATCTACATTTGAATATACGTTTAGGAATGAAATGTGGCTTTTACTTCAAAATAATTCTAAACAAGTACAAACCCTACAGCCGACTCAAAAAGTTGCGACTTTCTCTGTAAGTCATCGGCCACGAATGGTAATAAATTACGTCGATCAGATAGAAGATAGTGATTTTAAAAATTCATCAGCTAAAAGTTATATTCAAAAAATTAAGAAAAAAATTAGTCCTGAAGTGTATGATCTAAAACATGGTAAACCTCCTTTAGAAGATATAAATTATAGTAGAGAAACTATTAAAAAGTATAAAAAAGGTGGAATAGGTACTCATGGATTAGATGATTATGTAACTGATGTAGAACTAGTACAAGAAGATGAGATAGAAGAAGTAACAGGAGTAAAACCAAGTGAAAGTTAAATTAATGGGTTACACCCAGACAGTACCCGAAACCTTTATAGGTATTGATAATCTACAAGATTTTGTAGCATATTGTGCAAGAGTATCAAATCCTACAAACCAGATGAATAGCGATACAGCTGAAAAACTAATTAAGTATTTAATTAAACACAAGCATTGGTCACCTCTTGAAATGGTATCTGCTACTATGGAAATTGAAACTACTAGAGATATTGCTAGACAATTACTACGTCATCGCTCATTTTCTTTTCAAGAGTTTAGTCAACGATATGCAGATCCTGCAGATATGGATGAAACTTTTGTATTATCTGAAGCTAGACTACAAGACACAAAAAATCGTCAAAACAGTATTGAGACTGATAATGAGGAACTTCAAAAAGAATGGATAAGAGCTCAAAAACATGTAATTCACGCAGCAGAATCAGCATATGAATGGGCAATAAGACAGGGTATTGCCAAAGAACAAGCTAGGAAAGTACTACCAGAAGGTTTAACTTTATCCAGACTATATGTAAATGGTACTCTCCGTTCTTGGATTCATTATATTGAATTAAGAAGTGCTAATGGTACACAAAAAGAACATATGGAATTAGCTAAAGCATGTGGACAAGCTATAGCAGAGGTATTTCCCTTAGCTAAGGATCTTTAATGTCTGTAGGATTTCTTACACAATACTATAGAGGACTAGGCCATTCTCAGCGTATAAAGTTTATCGCTGAGAAAACTGCTGAGTATACTGATGTAGTAATTATGGATCAGTTATTTAGACCACCTATAGAATATTCAGTACCTCACATAGCATTTTTAGGAGATTATACTTTACCTGATATTAATAAAGTTTTTCAATTTATACAACAACCAGCTATGATTAATTTTAGGATTCGACAGTTTATAGAAACTATTGAAAAACATAAAGTAAAGGTACTAGTATGTGAAGGCTTCCCTTTCTGTAGACAACAATTTGCGCATGAATATTTTAGATACTTAGAAGAATGTAAAAAACGAGGTATAAAAATTGTTATATCTGTAAGAGATTTTCCATGGGATGAACCACATAATAATCAATTACAAGACTGGGTTTTATACACACAAAATATAGTTTGTAAATATTATGCAGAATATATACTAGTACATGGTGATAAAAAATTATTACCTCTTATAAGTGATAGAACTAAACAGGCTAATTCTGTACAAATTATAAAAGATATTGAACATTTAGTACAATATACAGGATATGTATGCGATGAAGAACAACCTGTACATAAACAAAAAGATAATAATATATATGTAAGTACAGGACTCAATAAAGATGAAGCAGTATTAATATTTAAAAAAATTGCAGAAATAGCCCATCACTACCCTGATCATAAGTTTATTATGCCCATAGCTAATAAGTATAATAGTATGGGTGGTAGAAGAAATAAAAATATATACTTAGTTGAGTATGTACCTGAACTCAGAAAAAAATTAACAACTTGTGCAGCATATATAACTTATGGAGGTTATAATGCTACTGTAGAAATACTGAAAGGTCAGATTCCTTCTATATTAGTACCTAGACAAAGCGGTAAAAAGATGGAACAATTTATAAGAGCTTTTACATTTGAGCCTTATGATTTTTATAAAGTATTAACATTATCAGAGTTTGATAGTATAAAAATAGTATTAGACGAAGTATTAGGAGGCTACAAACCTCAACCTTTTGAGTTTAATCTAGAGGGAGCATCTAATACCGCAAAGTTTTTATCGGAGATGCATAATGGATATTGAATCTATTAAAAAACAAGAAGAGTTATGGAAAGATGTAGTTCTAAAAGGAGAAATGTTAACTATCAAGTTAATAACAGAAGAAGCTAAGAAAGAGTTAGAAGAAAGAATTGCTAATTTTCTTATTGCTAGAAAAGAAGCTATAACAGCTAATAAATCTATTTTTATATTTAGAGACAAAGAATATACTATAGATACCGATAATGTTGATATAGCTATAAAAACTTGGGCAAATACACAAAGTATTGGAGTGCATAGAGCTTTATTAGCTTATAGAAAAGCAGAAACAAATGCGTGGATATATAAAACACTACTAGACAAAAAGAAAACAGGTATGTTTAAAGCCTGTAAAAAACTAGTACTAATAGGTTCTGGAATATATCCGTATTCTATGTTTGATATACACAAAAAATATAAACATATACAACAAATAGGTATTGAAATTGATACTAATAGAGCAGCTATAGGAAGAGATTTAGTAGTAAAATCACCTGCTAAGAATCATATAGAAATTATAACATGTGATGGTTGTGATTATGATTACTCAGATCTAGGAGAAGATGATTTAGTATTTGTATCTTGCGACGTAGACAATAAAAAAATTATGAATAGAGTCATAGAAACGTGTAAGGCGCACATTTTTATATGTGCGCCTTATGAAAAAACTTGGCTAAGAGCTTTAGTACAAAATGTTAAGATTGCTAAACATAGTGGAATTATTTCTTATACTGAGCACTCTTAGTTTTAGTCTTAGTTTTACGTTTTTTAGTTTTACGTTTTTTAGGTTTAATAGTTTTCGATCTAGATGTCTGAAAGACTTCAGGTACGATTGGCATTTGCTTTAACTGTCTTTACTGTTTGAGTAAGAGGATTCTTTACTTCTTTAACAGTGAGTTGACCGCCTGCTTTATAGTAGGACAAAGTCTTTTGCATCTCTTCGGCATCATATACTTCACGAAGGCCGTACCGATTGTCCCCAATCGGTTCGACTTTTCCTGCTCTAGTTTCAGCGCCGGAAAGTGATTTAGCCATCCTTAAAACTTACTCTTACCCTTGGCAATTTTAGCAACACCTACTGGAGTTGCAGCTCCTTTAGGACCGCCAGATACGCCACCCATATAAAGATTCTTACCATTTCCGCCTTGTTTAGTGATCTCACCTTCAATACGGTAGTCAGCAAAATCCTTGATATAGGGATTTACAGGTGATGGACCAGGCTTACCCGCAGATCTACCTTGACCTCCACCAGGATAAGCAGTTCCGCCAGCAATAGGTGTACGACCTTTTGCATCGTTAACAGATTGAGTATAACCTCTAAGTGTTACGGCATCACCACTAACTTCTTTTTTAATCATTCCCATGATTGATTCTCCTTTTCTAAGATTTATTAGCTAACAATAGTTCTTGAAGTAATTGTTTCTGTCATATTACCTGCGTTAGCAGCAGCATATACCAAGTCAGCAGTACCAACAACGATAGCAGCGGCTTGAGCATTAGTAATAGTAGTCATCCATGCACCGGCCATTGTAGAGCTAATGGCTGTAGTATTAGCATTAGTAGAAAGACCTTTGGTACAGCTTGACCAGATATTTCTAACAACGGTAGCTGGATCACCGCTTGCAACTGTTGATGCTGTCTGAGCATTTTGCACTGCAAAAGTACCTCCAGTAATAATACAATCACTTACATGTACGCCACAACGTTGTGCTGTAGCTTTCATATCAATTGCTGGTACAGAAGCTGTACCATTGATGGTAAGACCTGATATAAAGTTCTCACCTTGAGAAGCTGTGCTTCCGTTGATAGAGCCTGTAAGAATACAAGCATCTTTTCCGCCGACACCTACAATAGTAGTACCATTGAAAGGAAAGTCGGTAGAGGGCCAGACGTGTGTGCCTGGATAGATTTCAAGTGTATTTCCTTCTACTGAAAATACGGTGACAGGAATATCTGCCGGTGTTGCAAAGTTAGAGAATGGACCTCCAACGCTATAAGTAGTTCCCATAATGTTTCTCCTTTAAAGAAAGCTGTAGCTATTTGCTACATAAATTATTTTTTTCGAGTCTTGCCTGACGTATTTAGAGCTATTGCTACTGCCTGACGTCTTTGAGCCTCTTTCTTAGTTACACCCAATTTTTTCGCTAAAGTATTTACACCTTTAGATCGAGCCTTTGAGGGTTTTTTCATTAGCTCTGATATATTCTTTGAAATAGTCTTTTTAGACTTTCCTTTTTTAAGAGGCATTAGCCATATACCTATAAGAAGGAGGAAGCATATCATCATCTAATACTTCGGTCACTTCTTGAAGCTCATCCATTATATCTTCTATAAGTTCTTCTGAAGCTGTTGATTCTTCCATAGAATCATCACAGTCACAATCAGGACCACAAGAACAAGAGTCACTATCTCCCATGTCTGAGCCATAGACTAAATAATCTCTAGCAGAATTAATATAAGCAGAAGACACAGCTAACTTATTTGTCCACCATGTAGGCAAACTAGCTTCTTCATCTGAAGGAAGAGCATTAAGTATATCTTTAGCATCTTCAATAATAATTTGCATCATACGTCTAGATGATGCAACATCAGTATGTCCGTCCTTATTCATAGCTTATCCTTTACAAATTAATTCTTATATGTAGAATACTTTAATTTTTTGGTTATGGCAAATTTTTAAACTTAGGCTTCTCTCACTTGG